AACAAGAGAAAATCACTAATTGTTAAACTATTACACAAACAAAGAGAAAAACTATACAAGGTAATTAGTGATCAAATGAACTGGAAATATGAAATATTTCCAAATTATATAATTTTCTCAGATATGAGAAAATTTAAGAAACAAGCTGTTTAAGTTTGTTTTAGTTTTAAGGGTTTTTATAGAAAGTTAGAGTCTTTGTAGCAATACAAAGACTCTTTTTGCAAATAACCAACTCTATTATATATTTTAATTAACTACATTTTTCAAAACAATTTAAAACAACAAAATTATGAGTAACGCAAGCAATGTATCAACAAAAAAAGGTAAAATCACTTTTTCCAGACTTTACACTAACAATTATCAAAAACAAGGGTCACAAACTCTTGAGATTAAACAAATCATCAAAACTGTATCTTCTTACCCAAGTAAGAAATACAATTCTAATTTACAGGATTCTTTGTTTTCAGAATCTGATTTTGGAGTAGAAACTAATGTATACACTAGTGAAGAAACTAGAGTAGCTTGGATTTTAGTACCAGATTCAAAAACTGAAGATGAAATTAAAAGAATGGTAGCAGCACTTAGTGCTGAAGCATGTATTTACAAAGTATTATCCAATGAACCAATATTGGATGATAATCAAAAAAGTGCCATACAAAATGGACTAAAAACACTTGACGAGTTTGCTATGAGTCAAGTAGTTAGATATCCTGACACTCATTCTCAAGCAGGTGAATGTATTTTAGATAGTGATGGTAATATTCAATATCGCAGAACATTTTTCTCAAAAACTGCCAAAGAAGATATTGATACCAGAGGAAATGGTAAAACATATGTACCTGAAGAACTTCAAGTAGAAGTTTATGGTGCAAATCAATTTTAATAGTTTATAAAAAAAACCTTACTGTTAGTCACTTTATATAAGATTCTAATATATTTTATTATAATTTTATTAGTGACTATTCAGTAAGGTTTTATTTTTTTTTAATTTAGCCATTCCTTAAAATTTTCAACATGGTAGATTTAATTTATGATATTGAAATATATCCAAACTTATTTTTAGTTTGTACAAAAAACTGTACAGATTTAAGTACAAATTACTTTGAAATATCTCCCAGAGAAGATAAAAGAGTAGAGTTATTATCTTATATAGGAGATAAAAGATTGTTTGGATTTAATAATCTTAACTATGATGCAAAAATGTTAGAGAGATTTCAAAAGAATCTACATTTAAAAGGTAAGGATTTGGTTAAGATGTTAAAACAACATTCTGATAAATTAATTACAGATGAGAAATACAATAAGTTTCAAAAAGCTATTGATTTACCTAATGTAGATTTATTCTTAATGCATCATTTTGACAATGATGCTAAAAGAACTTCATTAAAACAATTAGAATTTGTATTTGAAATGGAAAATATTCAAGAGTTACCTTTTGAACATAACACCATACTAACAGAAAATCAAATAGAAACTGTAATACAATATTGTTTTAATGATGTAGAAGCAACTTACTTACTATATAAATACAGTAAAGAAGCTATTGAACTTAGAGAATCTTTATCTAAAGAATATGGTATAAATATGATGTCATGGAACTCACCCAAAATTGGTGAAAAGAGTTTTGCATTTAAATTAGCTAAGGAAATAGGTTCTCATAAACTTACAAAGAAAACTTATAGAGATACTATATCACTTAATGATATTATATTTCCTTATGTTGAATTTGAAACTGAAGGATTTCAAAACCTATTAAAATACTTTAAACAAAAAGTAATTACAAACACTTACAAAGTATTTAGTGAAATTCCTTTTGAAGAATTATCCTTAATAGAAGGTCATTATAATTTACACAAAACAAAAGGTGTACAAAAAAACCTAAACATACTCTATCAAGATATAGAGTTTGTATTTGGTACTGGTGGATTACATGCATGTACTAAACCTGGCATTTATACATCTGATGACAATTACACCATTATAGATATTGATGTATCTTCATATTATCCTAATCTTGCAATTAAAAACAAATTATATCCTGAGCATTTAGGAATAGAATTTTGTGACATTTATGAGAAAAGATATAATGAAAGAAGTCAATATCCTAAAGGTAGTGTATGGAACAGTTCTATTAAATTAGAATTAAATGGTGTATATGGTAAATCTAATTCAGAATATTCATCTTTTTATGATCCTAAATATACTATGACTATTACAATTAATGGTCAACTTTTAATATGTATGTTAGCTGAAGCATTAATGCTTATTCCACAATGTGAATTATTACAAGCCAATACTGATGGTGTAACTGTAAAAGTATTAAAATCAGATATGACTAAAGTATTTGGTATTATTGATTGGTGGGAAGAATTGACTCAATTAAAATTAGAATATGTATATTATTCTAAAATGATTATTAAAGATGTATCTAATTATATGGCTGTATCTAATGAAGGTAAAATTAAAAGAAAGGGTGCAGCATTTAAAACTAAAAAAGAATTAGAATTACATGAAAATCATAGTGCAACAGTAATACAAGAAGCTATTTCTCAATATTTTATTTCTAACATATTACCAGAACAATATTTGTTACAAGAGTTAGAAACTAATGGTTTAAAACATTTTTATTTAAGAGCTAAAGTACAAAAAAGTCATAAACTTGTAGCAAGAAATGAAGAACAAGATATGACTTTACAAAGATTAGTAAGATATGTTGTTACTAACACAGGTGTATCTCTTATTAAAATAATGCCACCACTTGCTAAAAATCCTGACAAGTGGAGAGAAACAGAAATTGAGGCAGGATGGAAATGTACTGTATGCAATAATTTATCAAATGTCATAGACATATCAAATATAAATTTGGAATATTATCTTATACAAATTAAAAAAGTAATAAATGCAATCGAGAATAGAAATACAACAACAAGCATCAGAGAAAATATTACTGAATAATTTTAAGGGTATTATAAATGTTGCACCAAGAGTTGGTAAATCTAAAATTGTATGTGATGCTTTAAAAACAATTAAATCAACACAAAAGATTTTAATTACTGTTCCTTACAATTCTATTATAGAATCATGGCAAAATGAATTTGAAAAATGGAAAGTAAAAACAAAAAACATTACTCTTATAAATCAAAGATCTTTGTCTAAAGTAAATTTATTGTCTTACAATCTTATAATATGTGATGAGGTACATACATTATCTCAATCACAAATAGATATATTAAAAGAGTGTAGTTGTCCAATATTAGGTGTTTCAGGTTCTATTTCTAAAGAAACTGAAAAACAATTAAGACAAGAATTAGATTTAAAAATTATTTTTAAATATTCAATAGAAGAAGCAATAAATGCTGGGATAATTGCTAATTATACAGTATATTTAGTACCTGTTACATTAAATTCTACTAACAAATACATCAAAGCAGGCTCAAAAGATAAAGAGTTTTTTACTTCAGAATACCATAATTATCAATATCTTACATCAGAATTTGAAAGATTTAAAAAGATGTCATGGGGTAATAAAAAGTTTGAAGTAGTAAAAATGACTTATGCATCCAAGAGAGCATCTTTAATTTATGAAAGCAGAACTAAAATTGAAGCAGTTAAAAAAATTATACAAGAAAATGAAAGATGTTTAATTTTTACAGCAAGAACAGATATTGCAAATGAGTTAGCAGACAGTTATCATTCTAAATCACCCATTGATACATTAGATAAATTTATGTCTAATGAAATTAATAAACTTGCAGTATGTGAGATGACTAATATGGGTATTACATTTCCTAATCTTAAAGTTGGTATTTTTCATCAGATGAAATCTTCTGAAGAATCTGCTATCCAAAAACTTATGCGTATGTGTAATATGGAAGATGATGAAACTGCTAAAATATACATTACTTATTATGCAAATACTGTTGATGAAGAATGGGTAAAAAAAGCATTGATTGGTTTAGATCCTGAAAAAATTAAAATATTAATACTATGAAATTAAATCCTGAAATTGAAAAATTATTAGTAGAATTTAATATTGATATCTATGAAGGTCAATTGTATTTGTTAGCATGCTTTCATAATTTAGATACTGTTTATTTTTCTGAAGAAACAATTAGACAAGTAAATAGCATTGGCATTGTAGAAAGAGATTACAAAACCAATACTTTGGAATGGCATGTTGCACTATATGACAATCAAAACATAGATTCAGTATGGGATTGGGTAAATGAATACAGAGAATTATTTGCAACAAAAAACAAAGAAAGATCTGGTTCTAAAAAAACATGCATTGCAAGAATGAAAGTATTTTTTCAAGAAAACCCACATTTTAGAAAACAAGATGTATTAGAAGCTACTAAAATGTATCTAAGAGGAGTTGAACCACAATATGTTAAAACTGCTGAAAGATTTATTTATGATGGACAAGGTGCATGGAAAACATCTTTATTATCTCAATGGGTTGAAAGAGTATTGGAAATTAGATCTAAACAAATTAGTGATCCTAATAGTAAATTAATGAAATAATGAATTTTATAGAAGCATTAAAACAAGGTAAATTAGGAGATAATAAAGGGTTATCTACAGGATTACCACCATTGGACAGAGCTATAGATGGTGTACAAAAAAAAGCTATTTATGGTATTGCTGCTGCTCCTAAAGTTGGTAAATCTACTCTTGTAGATTTTGCTTTTGTTATTAATCCTATATTGTATTGTCAGAATAATAATATTCCTATTAATGTAATTTATTTTTCATATGAGATTGACAGAGTAAAAAAAGAATTTGATTTTGCTTCTTATTTCTTTTATCATGATTATAATATAGATACAATAGTTCATAATGGTATTAGTTATCCTTTATCTTCAAGATATCTTTTAGGTAAACTACAAGACCATGAAGGTGAATTAATTCCTATGTCTAATGAACATGAGTATTTATTAAAAGAAATTTATCAAAATAGAATAATACCCTTGTTTGGAGAATATGATATAAGAGGTCAACAAATTAAAGAAGGTGTTATTCAATTTATGGAAGACAGGGATAATCCTACAGGTATGAGAAATACTGTGTTGGAATATGCTAAATTAAATGGTGAATTTACTTATCAGGAATATGAAACTATAGAGGATAGTAAAAAAGTTAAGAAGAAAAAATTATTAGGTTACAATTCTCATGATTACAAGAAAAGAACAATTATTGTTACTGACCACATTAGGAAATTAAAAAGAGAAAGAGGATATTCCATTAAAGAAAATATGGACAAGTGGATAGAATATACAGTAGAACTTAGAAACTTCTGTCATTTTACATTTGTACATATTGTGCATCTTAACAGGTCTATATCTAATATAGAAAGATTAAAATTCAATGGTGAATTTATATATCCCACAGGTGAGGATGTAAAAGATTCTGGTAATTTATCAGAAGAATGTGATTATCTTCTAACTCTTTTTAATCCTACTGATGAAAAGTATGGATTAAGTAAACATTTTGGGTATACTCTTGGAGAATATCCTAATTACAGATCAATACATTTAGTAGAATCTCGTGACACAGAATGTCCTCAACATTTAGGTGTTCAAATGTATGGCAATGTAAAACATTTTAAAACTATTTAAATACATTAAATTAAAAACAATGGCAAAAATTCTTGTTATTGCTGAATCAGGTTTCGGCAAAAGTACCTCTATCTGTCCAAGTGAAGAACTTGGAATTAAAGGTTTAAATCCTACTAATACATTTATTGTAAATGTATCAGGAAAAGATATTCCTGCAAGAGGATGGAAAAAACTTTATAAACCAATAGAAGGTAAGGATTTATCTACAGGTAATTATGTAGATACTAATGATGGTTTAGCTATTGCAGGTCTAATTTCCATACTTAATGAAAAGAAACCTCAGATTACTAATTTAGTAATTGATGATTTTCAATACATTATGGCAGATTATTACATGGATAAAGCTAAAACAAGTGGTTTTGATAAATTTGCTGACATCGGTTATCAAATAGGTCAAATCTTTAAAGCTTTAACTAAGTTTAAAGGCAATATTATTATATTGACTCACCCAGAAGAAGTACAAAATACTTATGGTACAACTTACAAAGCTAAAACTGTTGGTAAAATGATTGACCAATATATTACTATTGAAGGTAAATTTGATATAGTATTATATGGTCATCAAGAATTTGATACTAAAACTAAAAAAGTATCTAAACAATTTGTAACTAATTTTGATGGCAGATATCCTGCTAAATCTGCACCTGGAATGTTACCAGGATTAATGATAAATGATTTAGGATTAGTCATTGAAATGGTTGACAAATATTATTCAGGAGAGTAATTATTTATTTTTTCACTTATTAAAAACAAAAACAATGGAACAAATTAATTTAAAAATTTCAGAAGTATTAACTGATTTAGACAATGGAATGACAAGAAATGACATTCAAGAAAAGTACAATTTGTCAACAAGACAATTAAAAAGTATTTTTCAACATCCTAAATTAAAAGGAAAGAAAACTAAATCTATTCAAGTTTTAGTAAATCTTGTAGATGATTTAGAAGTAGAAACAGTACAACAAATTAGTGAACCAAATTATCAAATTATTTAATTATTTAAAATTTTATTTATGTACGGCTATCAAAGTGATGACAAACAATCTTCTTCAATGTCTTTTGGTTTAAACCAAAA